CCATTAATAGTTATCTGACCACCATTAACATTAAATACACTATTAAAATCATTCGGAGCAGTCCAAGTATTAGCAGCAGCAAGAATACCAACACCAGCTAATCGACCAGCAGGAACAGTGCCAGATACTAAATTAGAAGCATTAAGCTGAGAGATATTAATACCAGTATCAAAATATACTACTGCACCATTCGACATTAAAATAGTGCCAGGAGCCTGAATAGATAATGATGAACCAGTTCCACCCCTAGCTAATGCAATAATACCACCAGTAATGTCACTAGCATTAAAAGCAACACCAGTAATAGACCCACCGGTAATGTTGACCGCATTTGAATTCTGGGTAGACATACTACCCAAACCTAAATTAGTTCTTATTGTATTAGCATCAGTAGCACCTGTGCCACCACCAGCAACACCAATAACTTTAGGAACCCAAGTAGTTAAGTTCCATTCTTCAAAGATATTAGTAGAGCGATTAAAACGAATAGCATGGTCAGGAAGATTAATAGGAGAACCAAAACCAATAGTTCCAGCATCTACTATCTTATTATTTAACTCATCTACAAACGTAACGTAGTTTGAGTTAATTGTCGGGAGATTCCAATTAGCCATTAGTTATCTGCCTGTGTAATAGGAGGCACACCGGAACCTGGAATAGTTCTAAGCTTAACTTTTATAACTTCCCAAGCTGCAATAACTTCAGGAGTCCATAAGAAATTAGCTAGCTCCCTAACTATTGGAGGTTTATTATCTATACTATCACCTGGGTCCATTACATACCTAGTATAAGTTCTAGATAACTCTACTCCATCTTCATAGACAACAGTATCTTCACGGATTTGCATCCGCCTATCTTCCATGATTGTAATTAAACCAACTATAATTTTCTTTTCTAACATTAGGGTGCAGTCCTATAAGTGATGCCTAAACGAAAGTGAGTATTTGGAGCAATTTGAGTAGCCAGTAAAAGTGCATCTGAACCACCGCTAGTAATATTATTCTTAAGATAACAATAGGCTCGTGTATCACCTGGAATAAGAGTAAAATTATAACCAACAGAACCAATTCCAGTATTATACCAATAACCTATTGTTACTCCACCCCAATATGCACCAGAATCCGTTACAAATGGAAGGCCACTCAGTAAGGCATTACCACCAGTCCAATTAGCAGCAGTTATTGATATTTCAGCTGACAAGTGAACTAAACGTCCAACTTTAACATAAACTCCTAATTGAGCAGTATAAGCTGTTCCAGCACCACCAGCATCAGAAGTCCAACTAGGAGTCCAATTACCTTCTTCATAATCATCTAATGTATTTCCATCAGAACTAGCTACTTGAGCGTTAGGAAACTGAAAACCATTACCATAAACAAAAGAAGTATATATTCCGCCAGTGCTATAATTAACAGCAATTGGATTAGATACAACTGCCGTGCTACCAGCGTTCCATAATTCAAGATATAAATGACCACCAGAATTAATAAACCTATATAATTGCCCCTGCTGTCCCGGTATTAAAGAATTATTCATTCTTACTGCACCGCCTTGACCTACAGATTCAAGACGGTTTGCAATTACTGCATTAGTAGAAGTAATTAGTCCATTTCTACTTATAACAACATGACCTTCTTCTGCACCGGGAGTAGAATCTACTGCATTATCAGGTAATGACTGAAAATATAATTCTTGGGCAGCGTTTGTTATTCTCCATAATTTTTTATTTAACGGTTGAGTTTTATCTCTAAGCCATAAATTAGCCCAAGGAACTCCAGACTCATCTTGAATTTCTTGTGACTTAGTAAATATATTCTTAGCATTAGTAAATGCAATATTAGGTGGAACTGGAATAGGATTATATATTTGAGAAGCATCAATAGGCAGAATTAACCACGGTCCTGTTCCATCCTGTGCAACAGAAGTATCATACTCCCAGTATTTAGCTGGTTGGTTGTAGCGTATGAACACTAGATAACTCCTCTAGCCTTCCAATCAACCATAGAATTAGCTCTATTACCAGAAGAATCAAATATTAGAATCTTAAAATTATCCTTATTAACATCTCTAGTTACTGCATAGAGAGGCTGAGAACTTGTAGCTGGAGTTGCAGTAATAGAACTAATACCAGTAAATTCTTTATTATAAGTTACTAATGTTCCACCAACATCAGTGGCTAAACATTGCTTGGCACCAGAATCAATCGTTAGAGTTACGTTAAGTATTACTCTTAATGACGAAATGAAAGCGGCTGATAAATCTTCTGTGTTAGTAAATGTCCACTTAACTTTAACATAGCGAAACGATGCCGCTAACATACTGATGCCAAAGACAACAGGAGTATAAGTAATATTATCCTCTGATGCTGATAACTCTGTAGTTAAGTCAGTAAATCCGGTTAGCTGTAATTTATTGTAATCTACAACTACTGTTAAGTTCTTATAAATTTGTCCGAAGTCGAATACCTCTTCATAAGTTCCATCACCAATGTATGATGGCTGATAATAAATAGGATAACCAGCATCTACTTGTTCTTGTGGTGTATCAAATCCAAAGAATTGATAATGTTGCTCCCACGTTCTAGGAATAAGAGGACCAAATACTCCTGTAATATTATCAATTCCAGTTTTCTCAGTCCTTACATAAGTTCCATTAAGTAATGCAAATCTATCAGTAACGAAAGCATACTCAGATGGGTCATGTAAATCTACAGTCTTAGTAGGTGAGCGAGTAGAAACATTACCAACAATATCTACTGCTTCTACTGAGTATGAATATCTTCCACCTACTAATTCTTGGATAAGTTTAAAGGTTCCAGTAATAGAACCAACCTTAATATTATCCTTGTATACGTTATAGTAATCAATTCTCCAAGCAGAAGCAGGTTCAGTCCATCTTAATAGAACAGTTGAAACTACTACTTCTACGTCTAGATTAGGCGGTGGAATTGTTGGAATAATTAAAACACAGCTAGATAAATCTCCTAATTCTCCAATGATATTAGCTGCTCTAATTAAGAATACATATTCTCCATATACTAAATGAAGAAACATTGGGTCGACGTTTGCTACGTCTGATGCAGTTACTAGAACTGGTCTAGCAGTTTCCCAAACAGTTCCTAATCTGATATGATAACGAAATGCTCCTTCTAAAATATCCCAATCTAAACGTAAATTATCTGGATAAGCTACACCTGTAAAGTTTTGAACTGCGCCTAATATTCTACCACCTGGAGCATTACCTTGGTCAATAGTTCCAGAATCGTCTACAGGAAATACCGCATTATTGACTTTGTATAAGTCATCAATCAATAACTGTAAAGCCCTAAACAAAGTAGGGTTAGCTTTGTCATCAATCCTAATTAGATTGCGGACGGCGTTTTCGTTACTCACTATCCAACTCGCGGAGTCTCAGCCCACAAAGGCTTAACGTCTACTGATAAATCAAACAACTTAAAGAAATCTCCAGCATTAGAATTAGACATTAACTTAATAGACATTTTAGTAGCTACGAAATTAATAGGTTTTTGATAGTATAAGTTAGGTTCTTCTACCAATACCCATTTAGGTGGGCTAACAGACTTAAGATAATTAGTGCTATAAAGGAAAATATTAAAATTGCCAGAGCCTTCAATCCTTCCCTCCAAGAAGCCATAATGACTCACACTCTTAGCCTTAGAGGTTATTAAATGAGTTTGGACATATGATGTAATTCTATTGTTATCATCTAGAACTACAGCTTCATCCATTTCATAGATGTTACCTTCAAATCCTGATAACTTTAAAATGGTTTCTTTATAGATGTTAGTATCGACAACAACACTTGAAATTTGCCAGGGAAATACCCACATTGACCATCTAACCTGAGAACCTACTAACTGTCCATATCTATTAAAAGCATTGTTATAATCACCGATAAGGATATGAGAACACTCCACATTAGTATCAAGAGGAACTGAGGCATAAAGAATCTTATTTTCTGGGTCATCTACTAACTGAACTTTATTAAACTGATTCTTATTGATTCTATCCCAAAGGTCTGAGATATTTATGGTAAAAGGTGGGTCCATAAATCCACCACCTTCATACGTATAGATTCCTGATTTATCTCCTTGGAAGAATCGTTTTATTGATGTTCCTCTGGAATCGAGTATTTTTGAGACAGAGAATATCTCTGCTCCAATAGCTTTATCAAGAGGGTCACATCTCCAGGTGTCGGGGTCATTCCCGTTATCAACTGTAATATGAGTTCTATCTTGTGATTGTATGAATAAGGAGGTTTCATGGTCCACTACATTAGTAATAGATGAAATTGAATCAGATGGGTCTAAGTATAGAATTCCACCTGTTTGGTCAAAAGTTTCTACGAATAGAGCTTTAGAGAAGAATACATAGTGTTCAAATCCTGGGACGCCCCATAATGCCATTCTATTATTATAAAGAGTAAGACCTAATCCACAATCAATAGTAGACCGAGAATCAAATAAATAGTCCGCAGAATCAATCAAATCTTCATCAAAGAAGTTAATACCATTTAATTCTGTGGCGGTGTTGTTGGGGATTCTCCCATTTGGACAGAAGAAGAATTCATAACCAAGTTGATTTCCAGTGTATAGTCCTGCGGGGATAGATTTAGTAATGAGAACTCTTCGTGCAATTGTTCCAGATGGTCCAATACCAATCCCTGCAAGATTAAGTTTAAAACCTCCGGGAGAATCAATGTCCCCGAAAGTAGCGGGTCCTGGAGCAGTAAGGAATCCGGTTGATGTTTCATAACAAATTGCTATGAGATATTTACCTAATCCTAAGTTACCAGTTTCAGTAGATATTGATGGAACTAAAGTAAATCCTATTGGTGGAGAGCCGCCAGCAGGTCTTAATGTTCCCGGTCCTTCCCCTTCATAAACTTGAACAAGAGTTCCAGGAATACCAGACACACGATTATGAAAGGTAATATAGGCACGATTGAGGAAATTAACTGCGCTAAAGTCGAGATAAATTGCATTGGTAACTAAGGGCGTATCATAAAGAGAATCCCATAGAGAACCATCAGTATCAAGAATAAGATAGCGAGGAGTTTCGTTAAGTCTTTTGTAGACAAAGAATCTTCTAATATTTGCCAGAGTGAAAATCTTTGTCGAGCCATCTCTGGTTCTCACTTCAATTGTTTCAAACTGAGTATTTAGAGAATCAATGAAATAACCGGGTGGAACGGCATCATCCATTCCGTTAGTATATAGACCTCTCCATGCAGGAATAGGAACCTGTAAGTGGTCTCTAATACCTTCTTGCTTCTTTGCCATTATCCACCCGGTTATTACTTAGAACTTGTCAAATATAAAGTAAGCAGTAATTACATCATTACTTAACCCAGCAGGAACTGCGCCTGATGCTACTTCTGCTCCACCTACAATAACACTTAACTTAAGCTTATTTGTAGCTGGTAAGTATTGACCAAAGTAGGCACCACCAACAATGTTACCAAAGAATGGTTGAGAGCTTACTGTTGGTAAAGGAATACCTAATCCAGCACCATCTACTGTGCTACCTAATGGATTGAAAGCTACTCCACCAGTAGTATAAGTATCAGGACCGGGAGCAATTGTCATCCTACCAACAGCATGAATCTTCTTACCATCATCCCAAACATCAGTGGTTGTGAATGTCGCTTTAGCTTCGGGCATTGTTAGCTCCTAACGAGAAGTGATTAAGGGTCTATTGAGTTTGAACGGTCTACGCCTAGTAGGTCTACCGTGACTTTGCTTAACTTCTTTCTTCATTAACTTGTTTAACTTTTGTATGGCCTGTGATTCCAGGTCAATAGCTTTAGTTCTATTCTGCCCAATATGTTCAGAAGCTAAAGCAGCGGTGTGATAGGCTAGATAGTTCAAAGCATGAGTCAATTCGATTGGGCTATTAGCTCCAACAATATCTGTAACTAGACGATAGTATCTGATACGAAGAATCTTATTTTGAGTAGAACCCATAGTATTAATAGCTTGTTCTCTCCAAGTCCAGACACTTAATTCATTACCAGGTAATCCATTAGGTAAGAAATCCTTTTGCCACATATAACGATAATATGAATCATCTTGCCCTTGATTCTTTTCATATAACTCAATAGGAACAATCATATTAGATGGTAAAGCTGGTTGAGGAATTCCTGCTGATAATGGAATATCTGCTGTTATTTCTTTTTGAACAGTAGCGCCATTGTCAACTAATTCATCAGACAGGTCATCATTAGCAATTTTAAGATATGGTAAAAGAACCTCATCAGTATAGAGGTCTTTTGCTACGTCGTTAAGAACTGCTCTACTTCTATCGAAAACGTCTGATGAAAGATTAGCCATTTTACTTCTTCGCTAATAAAGATTGTGGGTTAGGAAGTGATGGAATTGCCTGAGCTTCAGGAACAATGATTCCAAGTTCGATTGCTTTAGCTCGGTTAAGAATTGCTCCACAATGTAAGCACTTAACTGCGCGCGCATCAATCTTAGTATAACAACCAGGACAATCTACCATACCTTCATTAACATTGTAATTAACTAACCATTCAGCATCATGTCCTAAATACTTAGCTGCATATCTTTGATGTTCAGAAATAAGACCAAGCTTATGATATTGGTTGAAATCATCATCTGCTTTGCGACAAAGATTCTCAAACCAACGAATCTGTCTAGCTCTTAAAGCATCATACTCTGTTTTAAAATCAGAAAGAACTTGTGGTCTGGTTACTTTGAAATCAAACCACATCATTCCAGGTCCAGCATTGTCATCTGCTTCAATAACAGTATTGATAAAATCATCAACAATAGACTTAGCAATGTGATGTGCTGCTACAGGAATAGTAATAGAATGGTCCGTTGCTGGAAGTCTCTGAATGTAGGATGATTCTTCAATCAATAATAAAACGAAATCATCTTTGGGTGCTGCTGGAATACGGAAGTATCCTTTAGCAATAGGTTTAATCTCAATAGTCTCAAATGGGCAGATAGAAAGAACTGTAGCTGTTGGCATCTTATCCTACTTTTGGAATTAACGTTGACGTATTAAACGTAGGTAATTCGTGAATTGGGTCAGGCTTATCTAACTCAGCGAATACCTTGTTGCTTTCTTCTTCAAGTCTCTTCTCTTCTTGAGCTAAGTGGTCAGCTTCATTTAGAAATCTCTTTTCAGCTTTTTCTAAACGGTCTAAAAAGAATTCTAAAACTCTCCAGTTTAAGTCAAGAGGCTTATCTTCCTTATCTAGAAATGGAAACAAAGGTTCGTAAGTATATTTCTCATGAATTGTATCCTTACGATTGGTATTAATCTCCACTCGCTCTAATAACCAGCAAGGAGACATATACCAATATTTCTTTATTTCCACTAAACCTTGTTTAGTTCCTAGCCAGATTCCAGTTTCTTGAGTTACTACATCGTAAGAACCATATCGTTTCTCAGTCTGTGTTTCTGAACGAACTAAACGATACTTAGGTAGTCCGGTATGTTTCTCATTACCGTAATACCTAACTAATCGTTCGTTTAAGACTTCTACAAATGATAACATAAAAGAAGGCGGAGGATAGGTGTTCCTTGTGTCTATCCCCCGCCTCTCCCCAGATACTAATAACCTGTTGGAACTAACAAGTTATCAATATAGGCTTGTGCTGGCGGGCAATCACAAAAGAGATTCCAGCTCGCCACAATGTAGAAAATCTGGCTTGTTGCAACACCACCAGACGTTCCTCTCAACTCGAAAATCTTTCGACCTTCAACCGTGTAATAATCAATGGGTGTCAATTCTGCACGACCCCAATGGTCATTAGTTAAGAAGTCGATTCGAGTCTTATTCCACACGAAATTAGGCTTGATAGGAGCACCAGCCAACCTCATGTTTTCGCTGAAGAAGAGATTAAGTCCCTGCTCAGAAGCTTCCTTATTAATGATGGAAACTAACTGACCAAGAGCCTCATATGCCTGAACCTGACACGGGTGCATCCAAGCTGTTAATGGAGTTTTGTTATCCATTCCAAGCCTGTCACCAATGGCATTGATAGCACGACGAGCAAATGCAGGAGCTAAAGCGGCAGCAGCGGCATTAACTCTATTGGCCTGAACTTCTGGCGTTGTTGCTCTTGGAAGTCCTAACCAATTACCTACTGTAGAATTCTGAACGTGATAAGGAACACCGAAAAGACCAGTCGGTGTAGCACCGCTTAATCCTTCTGGCAGAATCACATCAGTAGGTGCAATAGCTGCAACGGTTGCATCGACTTGAATCTTCTTGTTAACCAAGTCGTAAGCAATAATCTTAACCGGAGTAGCCTGACGCGGAGCAGCAAGAGCCGCATCATAAATCATAATACGCTGACCCTTACGGAGAAGCTTAATACCATAGCCATCCGTAGTGCAGGTAATCGTATCATTGGTTAAGGTAGTGGTAGCAAGAGAAGTAATGGTAGCAAGAACACCATTTCCAGCCGTCATGCACTGTGATTCAGTCTGACGACGGAACTCTGGCATTGCTTTAGCCATTAATTCTTTGAAGAGATTGATGACGCTCTTACGGCTATCATCTGTTCCCCACTGAGCTTTGGTATTCCATTGAATGGCATGTTTGAAATTGACGGTGTTAATGACAGCCTTATCATAGGTCTGTCCATCACCAATTCCTAAGTCACCACCATCCGGATTGTAATATCCAAAGTAACCACCAGGACCAATAGCGAGAGGAATACGCATATCTCGTTCTGAGATAACTTCCGTATCCTTTTTCTCAACTGTTGAAAAGAACTTCGCACTTTCCAACTCATAGAGCATGGAAAGCTTTTTACGAACCTTTTCCATTTCAACAGAGAGTAACTGGGTTCCACCAACAGCCATGTTAATCTCCTACTTCTTAAGATATTTCGGACGCCCATTTAGGATGTCCATATCTGTGGTTCTTGAACGGTCAACTCTGCTGAAATCAATCTTTGTGTCTTCACTTTTATTGCCACCCAACCCAGCAGGAACAAGTCGGCGTGACTCAGACTTTGGAGACTCTTTGAATTTAATACCAGCTTCACGTAATACTTTATTACGGATTGCTGGTAATGCTTGGCGGGCGCGTTGTAAGTATGCTTTAACAATACGCCCTTTGTAATCGGGGGAGTATTTGGAGCTTTTAGCTTGGTCAAATAGAGATTGGATTCCCCCCAAATATCTTTTGTCCGAACCTAGAACTTCGTCAACTCCCAAGAATATATCACGGATAATGTTACGTTTCTGGTAATCATCCAGCTTCATTCCATCCAATTCCTTGGTAATGGAAAGTTTCATTGAATGATTAACAACTTCCGTGATACCACCTTTGAAATCACCTAGCTTAGTGTTTTCAAATTCTTGCTTTTCTTTTTCCCAATCCTCTTGCTCTTTACTCTTGGTAGTTTTCTTCCTATCTTCAAGAGGAGCTTTAATATCCTGCGTCTCGAACCAATAGTTATGCGCGTGAATTGCTACTGCTGCAAGATTCTTATTACCTGTTTTCAAGGCATCAGAATACATTGCCATTAAAGCCTTCTTCATCGGCTTTAACATAACTTCGCCATATAACTGTGGATTAATCTTACCAATAGATTCTAAAATAGTATGAGAGAAATCTTCAAATGCTTCTTCGTTGGTATTCTTGATTGCCTTAAGAAAGTTTCCGGTCTTTTCAATATCACCAGATGCAATGTCCTGATACATTGCTTGAAGGAATCCGGTGTTGTTGGACGCAGCTTTAGCATCTTCAACTGTTGGAAATATTTCTCCAAACTGTTTATCACGTTCTAATGCTTCTCGTAAACCAGGAACTTTCTTAAATAAATCAGGAGCTATCTTCTTAACTGATTTAGCTAAGTCAGAAGCATCTATCGTTTCTGCTTCGCTTTCATCTTCTTGAGTTTCTTCTTCGTCGGTATCTTCTTCCGGCTCATCTTCATCTACACTTTCATCTTCAGACCCATCAGATTCTTCATCATCGGAAGAGTCGCTTTCCGTCGCATCTTCTTCTTCGCTTTCTTCTTCATCACTTCCTTCTCCACTGGAAACATCTTCATCATTGGAGTCATCCTGGTTTAGAATATCTTTATCTGACGGACCTGAATCTGGAGTTGAAATTCCTTCATCAGGATAAAAGAAAACTTTAAACATCTTATACATTATCCACCCACTCTTGTTGAAGCTGAATCTGGTTCTTGACCTTGAGATGTTTCATTAGGAACATCAGTTCGCATTTGCTGCATCATCTGATGTGCTTTCCAATGTAACACTACATTTTGATAACCTGCCGGATTTTCATACTTAGCTTTTTGACCCTTGGAACTATTTAGCCAAACTTTGCAAACTTCCATCTCAACCAAATGGTCATCGAATTCTTCAGGAACAATTGATGGTTCCATTCCAAGTGGCGCATTGGGAGATGGTTTAGGTTGGTCTTGAGACAGCAAAGAAATCTCACGATACTGTTTAGTTCTATCGTTAATGCCAGGAATGTAAAGTTCTGGAATACCCAATGCTTTCTTAATCAATTCATTGTTCTGTGGATGAGAAATCATTGCCATTACCATTGGGTCTTTGTATTGCAACATAGACATTAAGGTATCTTTAATCTGTCCTGAAGAGATTGGTAGTAATTCTGAGAACTCTGGTTCACAATTACCAACATCACCTCTCTGTAATGACATATGGTCAATGTTAGTAGACTGAAATCCTGCCGCCGTCTTCTCTACTAGCTTCTCATCATACTCTAGAACCTTAGCATACTCATTAACTGCTTTATCAATAATATCTGCCCACAAGAATGAAGCAATTGTTGATACTGTGCCTAATCTCTGTAACGCTTGATTCTGAGACTTAGTATATTCAGTAGCAGTAGAGGAGCCAGGAACAGAACCACCATAAACAGTAGGGAAGTCTCCAGTAACAAACTCAGCAAGGTTCTTATACTTGGCATTAAGACCAACAATTTCCGGAGATAATTGTGCAGTCTTGGTTTCAAAGAAATTATCACCAATGTTTCTTCCGGGTTCCTTGAACGTTTGAGTAATATTGCCAGGTTTGGCTTGCGTATTGCCATATTTGTTGAAATCTATTGCATCAGAGGCGATAAATAGCTCAGCAATACCATGTTCCATCGTTTGTAATTCTAATTCATCAATCTCTGCTGCAATGTCTTGAATCATTGCGAGATTTGTGCCTAAAGGTTCAGCATGAATAGAAGTAGAACGTGGGTCTAAGCCAATAGTCCAGTGTTCGTCTAAGTCTTCACCATTAATTTCAACAGGATTATCATTTACATAGATAACATAACAACCAGTTGGATACTTCGTCTTAATTTTTACTACTTCATCTTTATAAGATTCACTATTTGGTGAAACAGCAAGGTCAAATTGCCAAGGTCTATACCAAACACACTTAACTACCGCAGTATTTTGAGGCTGGTTATTAAGGAAAACACTAGGATACCTAACAGTAGAATCCACACTAGTGTCAGCAGTAGAAGGTTCGATGTTTTCAATTAGTGGCTCCTCTCCGTTAGGTCCATGAACACAAAAAATAGAACGGAGAGAAGCAATAGATTGGTCAAACTTGAGAATAAGGAATCCTACGTGCTCTACTGTTCTAGCAGAGTATGGAATCTTTACGTTAAGAACTCCAAACGGGTCAATAATAACCCTAGATTTCTCTTTATTAACCTGAATTGGAACAGGTATCTGAACAGTTTTAGGAGTTACTTCTGTTTGAACTACTTGTCCACAGGATTGACAGGGAGTAGTAATAGGTTCTTCACCAGCTTCACCAAAGGAATATCCACAAACGGGACATTCATGATTGTATGAAGTCTGTTCTTCTAGAGAGGTTTCCTCTGATTGATAGAATCCAAACCTTCTATCTTTCTTACAATAGGAGTAAACAAAAGGAGTGCCTTGATTAAACAGAATAGAGAGAATCTTAATATAAAGGAGCTTAGCTTTGTTATGTTTCTGAACAACCTTTGCAAGAGCGGAGAACGCTTCAGCTTTATCAATATCGTCTGCGTTATCTGCATCAGTAGGGAAGAACAGAACAGAAGGAACACCAACAGATAAAGCAGCAATAATAGACTCGCCGTGCGGACGGTAGATATTGATAATTCGTGGCGGGATACCTTCTGCTTCTTTGTCGTCCCAATTCGGTATGGCCCAATCATTAGTTAAATTATCCCAGAAGAGCGTAACAATATTGTTAAAGTATAACTCCAGTCTCTTAGCTTTCCTAATCCAAGCATAATGAACAGCTTCATCTTCTCTCTCGCACAAAGATAGTAATGTTGTTAGAATAGTTTTGTATTCATCTGGAACTGCTGTTAATTGCTTGGGCTTTTCTTCTGTATCGTTATTAAGAATATCTGTATCAGTTTGTTCTTGTCCATTTATAGGAGGAACAGGCGCAGGTATTGATTGTCCTACTTGTGGTGGAAGTTGACCAGGATATTCAATCATTATTCAACCACTATCTTTTCGTAACTCTCTTCTTCTACTTCTGCTGGAAATGGAGTATGCTTAGCCTTATTAGCTAAAACTTGTTCTCTAATTCTAGTATGAACTGATTTATATGCTCTGCTCTGTTTAAACTCTGAAGTAACTCTAATACGTTCAGGCTTCTCATCTTTCAAAGAAGCTCTTAATTGAGCAAGTTCATCTTGGAGATAGACAATAAACTCATCTTTAGTGCGTAACAGTTCTTCTAAAACTTCTGCGTCTAAATGTAGAATATGTCTTTTGTGTGTCTCGCTTTGATTCAAGATATTCCATTTTTCTGTAAAAAGATGTTTGGTCGCCAAGAGCCAATTCGTTAATAGCTTCTTGAGCTTTTTGATTGTGTTCAAACTCTTTTGCATTATTAACTTGATATTCTCGTATGCCAGATAATAGAATCCTAATACAGTCATACGGGTCATCACCATCAAATTCCTTAACATCTTCAGCTTTCTTTCCTTCTTCCGGTGAGTCTTGATATACACACGCAGGTAATGTTTCTATTAATAGAGGACAGTTATTGAATATCTGGAGCTTAGGAATATTCCGCTCTTCTTTCTCTCTTTCAAACATCTTAACGTATTCGACATACGATGTTTGACCATATAATCTAAATATCTTATCAGCATACTCCTTGTCAAATTCGCCGCCATATAATTTAGCGGGACTTTCTTTGGGCTGCCAACGCAAGTATTCATGAACTGCTAACTTACCATTAATTCTATTCTTCTCACCTAACTCTATGTTACACTTAATGTCTGACCTATGTAATGCTCTTGTTAATTGTTCATAGATAGTAGAAGGTTCACCTCTGTTTTGGTCTGCTGAATGACATATTCTTACACGACTCAAACTCTCTCGTTCTTCTAAAGAAGTAAGATTAATTAAATCTGTTAAGTAATCTACAATCTTCTTTTCTTTGTGCGCATACTCTCTATATATGTAGACCCTACCCGTTGGCGATAAAGCCGCCCAATAGATGACAGTGTATGCAGCGTATCCCCAATCAATGCCAATAAAACGAGGCCACCAGTTAGGAATATTAAAAGGCTCAACAACGTGTCTTGCGTTTTCAGGTTCATCTGATAA